CTTACCAAACCAACCCTCAAATTTAGTGGCGAAGCTTCAATACGACTTCCCAACGTCCACAGTGGAAGTGGCGTTCTATTCAGCACTGGTGGAGCAGCAGAATCTGCAACATTCAGCGAAATCAAGGACGGTCTATTCGAGTTTGTTGGATTCGCTGCAACCAGTTATACCCCCAATTTCAATGGTGGTGGCACCATCAGATTGGATGGTCGAGCATCTTCTGCAGTTGCATTCGCAGGATTCCAAGAGAACACTATTGTTCTACGTGGTATTGCTGGTCAGAAATACTTACCATCCTACGCTGGATCTGGATTTATCTCTACGTTGTCAGGAGCTGCAGAAGCAGTTACTGCAAGTCCAGATGATCTATTCGGTCTGTTTGACTTTGTTGGAACAGCAGCAGAGAAAGCAACAGCAGCATACGTTGGTTCTGGTTCACTGTTTGCACTATCTGGTGCAGTCGAAGCAGTTACTGCTGCAGAAGAGAAGAGGAATCTTATCAAGGTCAGCGGCAACGCTGCCGAGAGATTCATTCCGAACTTCAATGGTTCTGGTTCACTCTCTGTTCTTATTGGTGCTGCAGAATCCAGAACAGCAAGTCCAGATCCATTCTTTACTCTGTTCGACTTCACTGGTCGTGGATCAGTCAGAGCAACGATTGCAGAATCTGGATTTGCTCTTCTTTCTGTATCTGGAACAACCGAACCAGAGATCCTTACATTTGCAGAGCAACCATTTGGTACTGCTACGATCTTCGGTCAGGGTGGAGAAAGATTTGTTCCCAGTTATGTTGGTTTTGGTCGAATCGCAGCACTGTCTGGTGCAGCAGAATCCCTTACTGTCAATCCTCTGGAGAGACAACTTCTGTTCTCCATGGGAGGAGTTGCAGGAGAAAGATTTGCTGCAGCACCTCAAGTCAAAGGAACAGAGATCAAGCTTCAGGGCGAGATTGCTACTCCTCTACGTACATTTGCAGAACAACCATTCGGGGTTGTTCCTGTCAGTGGTATTGCAGACGAAAGATTTGTCGATGTATATGGTGGATTCGGTACTCTGTTCTCTGGAGGATTCACTTCAGAATCCATCACATTCAAGATTCCTCCAGTCAGAGAAGGAGACATTCTCTTCCGTGGATCTGCAGTCGAAGCGATTGGATTCAATCCTCCAGATATTACAACACATATTATTCTCTCTGGAGAAGGTGTTGTTCCTCTGCGTACATTTGCAGAACAACCAACAGTTCGCATCGCTACTCGTGGCACAGCAGTCGAAAGACAAACCGATGCATATCTCGGAACTGGTGCCATCTTCTCCAACGGATTCACTTCCGAGTCTGTTACCAAGAGACTTCCAGAGTTCACCGCTCATCTCAATGTTACTGGTCTTGCAGAAGAGAAAGCAACATTCAGAGAGATCTTCTTTGGTTCCCTCTTCAAGTTCAGAGGATCTGCAGGTCGCGCACTCCTCACCTTTGCAGAGCAACCACAGACTCTATCCAAGATTAGTGGTGTTGCTGCTACCACAAGAGCAAGAGACTTTATTGGCGATGGCAACATTGCAACTCTGTCTGGTGCTGCAGAAGCAGCTACCTTCAATCCTCTGGAAAAAGATCTGCTCTTCGATGTTACTGGCATCGCTGCAGAAAGAAGAACCAATACGTTTGTTGGTACTGGTCAGATCAAAATCTACCCAGAAGCAGCAGATATCAGGTTTACCCCGAACTGGAATGTCGAAGGTGTCATTCCTGTCAGTGGTACTGCGGTCGAGCGTGTCGCAAGAGACGAGGTTGTACGTGTCCTCATCGGTACATTCTCTGGTGCTGCCGAAGCTGTCACGTTCAATCCACTGGAGAAAGATGCACTCTTCTCCTTCACTGGTCGTGCAACTATTGCTTCTGCAGTATCGGAAGTCAAGAGAGTCGAACTTGCTGTATTTGCAGAACCAGTCAAGGTTCACGTTGTTGCTGTTCCACCTCCTGGCGAAGGAACTGCAACCATCAGCGGCGTTGGCGTCGAAAGATCTGCAAGAGACTACATCGGTCAGATCCACATTGGTACATTCTCTGGTGCAGCAGAATCTATTACTGTCAATCCTCTGGAGAGACAACTTCTATTCTCTGCAACTGGTATTGCAACCTTACGTTCTACTCGTGCTTACGTTGGAACTGGTTCCCTCTTTGCACTCAACGGTGCAGCAGAATCCAGAGCAGTCGCACCACCAGCAGAGGGTCTATACGAGATCAATGGCGAAGCAAACATTGTCATCACCCTCTCTCATGTTGGCGAAGGCAACCTATTCAGTTTCGTTACAAGCGAAGAGAAAGTTGCATACGACTATACTGGAGAACAAGTTCTCTTCACTGTTTCTGGAGAGGCAGTCGAAAGAATTGCCAATGCAGAAACTTTCTTTGGTTCTATCTTCTCGTTCTCTGGAGCAGCAGAAAGAGTTGCTTATGTACCAAGTCTGCTTGCAGATGTCAACATTGCTGGTCGTGCAGCAACTCCAAGATCCAGAGTATTTACTGGATCTGGAGATCTATATGCATTCGACAGTGCAGCAGAATCCAGAACAATTACTTACGAGAACGTCGCAATCTTCGACTTCCTCGGTCAAGTCAAACCTGCTATCACCAAGGCATATGTTGGCGAAACAGAAATCAAAACTTCTGGCGCAGCAAAGATTGCATTCGTCAGAGCACCTTACCCTGGTCTGGCAGAAGTTCAACTCTCTGGTATCGCAGACGAGAGAACAACTGCCAACCCACCAGAAGAAGGCACAGAAATTACAACCGATGGCGAAGCGAAAGTTCTTCGTTCTTTCGGATACGAAGGATCAGGTCAAATCAAAGTCAATGTCGATACCATCATCGGCATTTCTCTACGTATCTTTGGTACTGGATCCATCAATGTCAGAGTACATTCCAGATACTTCCCGCTACTCCAGCACAGAGCAGACGTTCATATCCTTATCGCTGGCAGCGCAGCAACTGTCAAGATTGATGTTGCGCCAGCTCGTACATACGGATGGATTATTTAATGATATAAATAACCTCGGTATCCTAAATTAATTTTAATGACTACCCAGGTACAGTTTAGACGCGGTACTACTGCTGAACATGCTCATTTCGCGGGAGCGCAGGGTGAGTTAACAATTGATACTGATAAAAATATGGCGGTTGTCCATGATGGGACAACGAATGGTGGATTTGATGTTTTTCGTGCAAGGTGGGAGTATTTAAACACAAGTGTTACACTCGGAACAAGTCTTCGATATCTCGTAGACACATCAGGAGGACCACTAACTCTAACTCTGCCGCTATATAATAATCAATTGGTTCCTAAAGCAGGGGACACGTTGGAGTTCATTGATATTAATTTTTCATGGGATACAAATAATGTAACAATCGTCGATCCAATTGGAAGACAATTTCAAAATACATTTGGAGTTATTTCCAGTCCTTTAGTATTTGACTTGAAAGGAGCGAGAGTGCAACTAATTTGGGACGGTAACTACTGGAGAGTAATTGTATGACAATGTTCATTAGCGACAGCTATCAACAACAAGGTGGTGGGGGGACATCGTTGTCTTCCAATAATTACACCCTAGGCAACGACTTCAGCATCCATGCTCTACGCAGGGATGATGATGGAATGCTACGTTACACCAAAATTAGAAGTATTGATGACGAGACAGGTGACTTCTTTCGTTTAGATGGAAGTTCCTATCTGGATATTGCAACTGGTGCATATGACTACGTAGAAGAAACTACGGAGGAGAAGTCATATTCAAATAATCCGCAAGATAAATACCAACAGTATAGATTTGATAGTCGCAAGATTAGCTATTTTGTTGATGATGACGGATACTTTGTAATTCGTTTCAATGAAAATTATGATTATTCCACCGAAGGACCCAAATAATAAGGCAGCATAAACATGGCAGATTTCAGATTAGGCAGACTTAAGTTTAATTGGAGGGGCGACTGGACAGTCGCAACTGCATACGTTATCGATGATATCGTAAAGTTTGGCGCAAACACCTATGTTTGTGTTTCCAACCATACGTCGGTATCAAACGAGGCGCAGTGGTATTCGGGCGATGGCGCTAGATGGCAAGTCCACACCGAAGGCATTTTCAATCGTGGAGATTGGGCAGATGCAACCTTCTACAAATTAAACGATATCGTAAAGTACGGTAACGATCAATACCGTGTAACCGTTGCTCACACCTCTAGCGGTACATTCGCTTCAGCAAATTTCATCTCTTATGTCAATGGACTTAAGTTTGAAGATTCCTGGGATGCCGCCGTTGAGTATCAATCTGGTGACATTGTAACCTTTGGTGGTTACTCTTATGTTGCTCTTGATACTTCGACAGGTGCCGCACCAAACAACCTTGGCGCTAGTTGGGAAATTCTAACAACTGGTTTTAAAGTTGTAGGTACATGGAGCAATAGCACAGCATACAAACCTGGTGACGTTGTACTACTTGGTGGTAACTCATACGTTGCTAAAACAACTAATACCAACTCTACACCATCAGCTGCTTCTGCTGATTGGGACTTCGTTGTTGGTGGTTTCACCTGGAGAGGTGTTTGGAGTTCGACAGAAACATATCAGCCTGGTGATGCAATCTCCAGAGCGTCTAACTCTTACATCTGTGTTGCCGAGTCTACTAACAATACTCCAGAGACAGACGTTAATGGAGACTATTGGAACTCCCTGACTCAAGGAGCTCAATCCAACGTCTTGACAGATGCTGGTGATGTTCTTTATATTTCGGGTTCTGGTGCTGCCAGACTACCTATTGGAGCCAGCGGTCAAGTTCTGACAGTTGATTCTAACGGTTATCCTGCTTGGGAAAAAAGTAATGCAACCGATCCTGTTTACTATGTTACTGTCAATGGCAGTGATCTAAACAGTGGCGAGAATATTACCAAGTCATTTGGTTCACTACGTTACGCTCTAGATAACGTTACTGGTCCTGCAACTATTTACGTTAAGGCAGGTACGTATAACGAAACTCTACCAATGTTCGTTCCCGAGAATATCTCGATCATTGGTGATAACATGAGAACAACTGTTATCAAACCAAATGTTGGTTCAAATTCTTCTACACAGAAACTGACACTGGCTACAGTTCCCGATGCTGCTTTGAGAGTTGTTGGCGAGACATGCACCAACGGTGCTGGTGACAAGACTGCACAAATCATCGATGTTAAAGATGGTGGCGGTACTATTGATATCATGCCTATTACTGGTGGTGATTGGACAGTTTCGGATACTTTCGAGGCTGGCAGTAATGATATCGTAATCAATCAGGTTGCAGCAATCCTTAACGAGAACTCAACGTTGTTCTACCTGTCCAACAAATCCATGCTTAAGGATTTGGTTATGGACGGTATGGCAGGATTCGTTCCTTCAGCATCCGATCCAAAAGATCTTAACACCGCAACGATTGAGGGTGTATTTGTAAGACTTAACCCTAACTCCCCAATCACCAAGTCTCCTTATGTTTCGCAGTGTTCTGCGTTCTCACAGACTGGTGTTGGTGCTATCGTTGATGGTAGTGTTCATAACAAGTATGACGGAACTGGAACTCCTTCCAACAAGTCAATCGTTTTTGACTCCTGGACTAACATCCATGAAAACGGTGGTGTTGCTTTCTGGATTACAAATAACGGCGCTGCTGAAATTGTATCCTGCTTCACTTACTACTGTCACGTTTCTTACTGCTCCACTAGAGGTGGTAGAATCAGATCTCTTGCAGGTAACTCTTCCTGGGGTACTTACGCTATTGTATCTTCTGGTTTCAACGAAAATGAAACTACCCTTGACGGATTTATCGATGGTCTAGAACTGAACTATGATCTGACCACACTTTCTGCTGGTACATCTTTTGAGAAAGATGAGCAGATGATCGGTGGTACGTCTGGTGCTGTTGGTGAAGTTACTAGCTTCCAACCTTCTGCAGACAAGATTCTATTCCGTCCTCTTAAAGGAACATTTGTTCAGAACGAAGTTGTTACTGGTCAAACATCTGGAGCAACTGCAACTCTAGTTAACAATTCAGACGCACAGAAAGGACAAAACGGATTTACCTTTGTTCTTGGTGGCATGACTGCTGCTCCAGATCCAGGTGGTTCAATTGAATACGTAACTGGTCCTGGTGGTGCTGGTGCTGATCAATTCACATATGTTGTTGCAAACTCTTCGTATGCTGCACCAAGTGGTCGTGGCGAACTAACAGTAACTAGAGGACTTCTAGGTTCTGCTGCCGCAACTCATGACGGTTTGAGCACGATTATCAGATATCAAACTGGTACTGCAACATCTCTATCTGCACCTATTAGTAGTGCAGTAGATACAACTATCCAAGTTTCTTCCATTACTGGTATTAACACTGGTGGTTATATCATTATCGAAAACGAAATGATGGAAGTTGTTGCTTTCCCAACTGCAACATCAGTTACTGTTGTTAGAGGAGTAGAAGGAACTTCTGCTTCTACGCATACATCTGGTGTAGTTGTTAGAGCACTTCAAATTAAGGTTCCTTCTCAAACTACAACTGCTAGAGATCTCACTGCTAGTGATACAATCATCCTGGTTGAGACTGCAACTGGTACTCTATCATCAGATTATATCAAGATTGACAACGAGTTCATGCAGGTTTCTACATCTGCAACAATTACAACTGGTACTGTTACCATTGTTCTTGCAGAAACAAAACCAACACCAGCTTACGATCGTCAACTAACTAGAGTTAGATATCTTTATTCACAAGTTAGACTAACTGGTCATGACTTCCTAGATATCGGTACTGGCAATAAGACACAAACTAACTGGCCTGGTCTACCACTTTCGGCACCTGCACCTGGCAACGAAGTTACTGAAGATTTCCCAGGTCGTGTATTCTATGTTTCAACTGACCAAGATGGTAACTTTACCGTTGGTCGTTACTTTAAGGTTAACCAGTCAACTGGTAGCACAACCTTGAATGCATCTTCCTTCGATCTTTCTGGTCTATCATCCTTGAGACTCGGTTCTATCGGTGCTCAAATTGGTGAATCAATTGATGAATTCTCCAGCGACGTTACACTGTCCGCTAATAGCAACGCTAAAGTTCCTACACAGAAGGCAGTTAAGACTTACGTTGATACTAAAACGAAGACGAAAGGCTTCACTTTCTGGGCGGGAGCAATGTGATCCCCACTTTATAAATATTACAGATAAACTACGACATTCGGAACATTTAAGGAGTAATCAACATGGCTTCTGGCATCCTGGGGACACAAGCTTCCCTTTCAGCTAACACACTAACCACAGTTTACACAGTCCCTGCATCAACTGTTGCATACGTAAACTTCAACATCGTCAACACCAACGCTACAGCTGTTAGCGTTCGTGTTGCTATTTCTGCTACTGGAACTCCAACTGGTGCAGAATACATTGAGTATAATGCAGAAATTGCAGGATACGGAATTCTGGAGAGAACTGGTATTGCGTTGCAATCAACCAAAAACCTCGTGGTACTTTCTGATACCGCGAACGTCAGCGTCTCGGCGTATGGCGTAGAAGAAGAGGCTTGATAAATAATCCAAAGGAGTTATAAAAACAATGGGACGCAACCTATCACAAGTTATCTCACAAAGATACACAGTAGCAATTACAGCAGATCACGATATTCTTTCAGGAGAAATTCTTCTGATTGATACTGTCGCTGGCACAGAACTTACACTCACTCTTCCTGCTAATCCATCTGCAGGTGATCGTGTCAATCTAATTGACGCCGCTGGTCAGTGTGGAACCACTAAAGCGGTTATTGCTAGAAACGGTAATAAAATTGCCAACCTGGCAGAAGACCTAGATTTTGATATTAAGAATGCATCACTTGAACTAATCTACACTGGATCTTCTTACGGTTGGTCGATCCTTTCTAACTAATACTAATAGGGAGGTATTGACAGATGTCTAGTTTAAGAGATCTACTGGATGTTGCCACAACAGATGGCATTCCAGTAGCAACGTATTACGGTCCACAAAACGCTCACCAGATCTGGTGGCGTGGAGGACATTGCTGGTACTACGAGAGTAGTCACAATTACCATTGGGCAGAAAACCGCTGGTGTGTTCCATCATGCTGCGTCTGTAAAGTACAGTTTGAAGTTTGGGGCGGCGGCGGAGGCGGCGGCGGTTCATGCTGCTGTATGTCTGGTGTCAATGGTTATTCTGGTCAATACAATAAATTTACTGTTTGTGCAGCTGCACAAGGTGTGAACCAATTGGATCAATGCTGCTACGTGATGTGTGCTGGTACTATTACTTGCAGACACCCAGGTAACGGCGGTTTTGATGGATGCAAATCATTTGTTGTCGGTCCTGGTCTTGATAACTTCTGCGCTTGCGGTGGTTGTCACGGTTATTCTTGCTGCTTCGGTGGCGGTTCCTCTAGATGGGGTTGTCGCTTCAGAATGAACTGGCAGACAGGTCAGCCACATTGCAGATGGCAGTGTGATAAGTCTGGTGGAGAATACAGCGAATCACGTACCAATCGTGATGCTGCTTGCGAACTTGGTCGTGAGTATTGGGGTCAAGTTGGTTCTTACAACCAGATGGACTGCCAAGAGTGTGGTAACTGGTGTATGATGAAACACTCCTCACCATTTGCTCCTTACCAAGATGGTAAGTTTGGTACATTCAACCACCAAAGACACCATTCAATGGCTACTTGTGGTAGAACTGAAACGCAGTGGATTACAGGTAATAATGGAGGCATCTCTGGAGATTGCCACAGAAGCGGTCCTCCTGGTCACGGTGGATTCTCCTCCGACACATTCGGTGGCGGTTGCTGCTGCTCTTCTGAAGGCGCTGCAGGTCTAGTTAAAGTCACATGGTATTGCAAGGTATAAACTAATGGCAAATTTACGAGGTCTCCTGGGAAAGGAATTCGATTCTACTGTTCTAGAAACTGCTGGGCAATACGGTAGCTACGAAAAAATCAGAGATGGTAAGGTGTATAACTTCGCACCTTACTGTAACTTAAACTGCGATAGTAGTTATCGTAGTTACTATCAAGAGTATTGGTGTGTACCATGTGGTACTACACAGATTACTTTTGAGATTTGGGGCGGTGGTGGCTCTGGTGGCGGCGCTTGCTGTTGCCAACAGGGTATGCCTGGTGGATCTGGTGCATATTCCAGAAAGACTCTACAATACCCACAAATTCAAGGTGGTTGGTGCTTCTACTTGAAAGTTGCAGAACCTACTTGCTGCTCACAGTGCTGTATTGGTATTCAAGGTTGTAAGTCTTACATCTGTGGTAAAAACGGGGATGCACAAAATGCTCTCGGTTCTAACTTCTGTGCAGACGGTGGACTACCTGGCAAGACTTGCTGTTATGCATACTGGGATACTCAATTCAGATGCCTGGATAGAGTTTACTGGGCAGGTTGTGGTGGACATGATCCTGCTACTGATGGTCCCAATGCCTATGGCGGTGATGAGAACATTAAGGGACATCCAGGATTCTTCCGAATCTATAATACATCTAGCAACTGCTGGGCGAAGATGGGAATGGCTTACCCACCCCGTCTAATTGACAAAGAAGGTGGACACTTGATTTCCAGCGTTAGAGGAAATGCTTGTATCAATGATCGTACCTTCTGTCAAGGAACCACTCCATGGGCATTCAATGCTAATTGTAATCCTACTCTACCTGGTGTAGGTGGTCCTTCATCAACATCTTGTGGTGGTAGTTGCTGTTACGGTCATAGAGGATCTGGTGGATATATTAAGATTACATATTGCTCCTGCTGGATGGGTGTGAATCGTGACTGTGCATACCACTTCTGTAACTAATATCTAAATAGCATATAACAAGGAAAAGTACCGATGCCTAACTCAAATTTACGCGATCTGCTCGGGATTGTAACAACTGATTCAATCAAAGGTTTAGCATCTGCCGATGCTACGACTAAACTACCCGCATATCCTAGTCAGGGATATAGAACAATGTACATCACTGCACAGTGTGGTGCTACTTGTGATGATTGGACGAGTAACTATAGTTACTACGACTATCCCGATTGGAAAGTTCCTGCTAATACTACCCAAATCATTTTTGAGATTTGGGGTGCTGGCGGTGGCGGCGGTGATGGTTGTTGCTGTACTCGTGGTGTACCTGGTTCTTCTGGTGCTTATGCATATAAGATGCTATCTGGTTCTGATGTAGTTCCTGGTTGTGCTTATGCTATGGACATTGGTCAGGGTGGTAGATCAAGGCAGGGTCCTGCTTGTGGTCAACAAGGTAGCAAAACTTCTGTTATTGGATACGGTCTATCCAACTTCTGTGCTGATGGTGGATATGGTGGTTGCTCTTGCTGCTACATGTGTTGCTGTACTTGGGGTACGCTATGCAATGTGTGCTGTAACGGTCCTTGCGCTTTGTATTACGGCGCTAGCGGCGGTGCATATGGCAATCCAGGTGCTGGTACGATGTGGTGTGAAAATAATCACTGCTGGAACAAGCAACACATTCCTTATCCAGGCGGTCTAGTTAATGGTAAAGGTGGTTGGTTGCCTGGTACACAATGCGAAAACACTGGTTGTGGATATTGTCTCAATCACTGGGCAGTTGCTCAACTTGGTTGGGGTGGATCACATAGTGATCACAACTATGTTCCTGGCACTGGCGGTCCTTCTGCATGGGTTTGTGGTGGCGGTTGCTGCCGTGGTCAACATGGAAACCCTGGTATGATCCGCATTTCATACAAGCAATCCGAACGCGGATATTGATTCCATAGTTTATAAATAATACAGCAAAGAAAACCCAAGGATTAAACAAGAGATTACTATCATGGCGAATATTTCAAAACCAGTAACTTACAACTTGCCTGACGAGTATACCAAGCAAACTAGTGATCTTGGTCTTACGGCAGAATTTACCTACAAAGGTCCAGAGTATCTCTGGGTTTTTGTAGACGGCGAAACAGGTGCTCTTCTACCATCTCAATCGTTCATTGCTACTATCAACCCAACTAGGGATGAAGAGCAAGCTCGTGTACGTGCAGGTCTAGACGAAAAGGCAGTTCTTCTTCGTCCTAATACAAACGGAACAGATCTTCTACTAGCATCTATTCTACTCGGACAAGATACTGGCAAAGCAACTGGTTATCCACAGAAAGAATACAAATTCCCTGCTGGTCATGCAAGAGCGGGTGAAACGTATTACGAGCGTCCCGATCCCCAGCAACCAAACCATACTTACGCAGTAGACGAGATCATGTATGATCTTGCAAATGATTCCTGGGTTACTCCTTTCCCTTGGTTCAAGCCTTGGATGACCGAAGAATTCCATAAGGAAGCAAGAGACTCTGCTCTCGAAGGCAATAGGGTCTTCTATGCAGAGATCAAAGGTAATATGACTGCTGATCAGATTGCAGCAGCAGACGCATGGATCGCTGCAATGGAAAATCTTTACACAGATTTTGCTGGTGTTGAACCATTCATGATTCCATTCCCTGAAAACCCATTGGGAGAATTGGTTGAAGACTACGACTATAACGTAGATCCTGACAACCGTTTGGATGACACAAAAACTGACGGTGCTGTCTGATTAGTTTTGTGGTATAATGAGAGGGTCTTCGGACCCTCTTTTTTTATGCTTAAATATCCTGATCTACGTGATCACATATTCGTACACAAACTCATCCCAGATAATCTATGCGATAAACTAATTACAAGACTCGATAAAAGACCATGGAAAGATCATAAATGGTATGACGCTGGTCTTAAACAAGATATAGAAGAAGCAGATTTTCAAACTTTGAAAGATGATACTGCTTCTGGAAAAATATATCCTTTGATTCAAGATCTTTGTATCGCATACCACGACAAGTATCATCAACCAGAAAATACAAATTCAGATTTATTCTGGTCTGTAGCTTCTAATATCAAGTTCAACAAATATACTGAAGGGGATAGCATCAAACCACATCACGATCATATTCATGATATGTTTCAAGGTGATCTACGTGGTATTCCAGTCACTAGTATTATTGGAGTTCTAAATGATGATTACCAAGGCGGTGAATTACTTTTTTGGAATGATCATAAAGTAGAATTAAAGAAAGGTGAGGTAGTTGCATTCCCATCAGTATTTTTATATCCCCATCAGGTTACTACAGTAACCAAAGGAACAAGATACTCTTGGGTTG